TCGAACTGTTCAAGATCGCTACCAAAGGTCATTTGAAGCACACCATATCGTAGAGCGCAGTGTTGCCGCCTGAAGCGACGCGCCCAAGGCTTCGGATTGTGAGCGTGCCGCGATCAACTGCAACTGTATCGGCAAGCGTCACTTCAATCGTTGTCGGCTCAATTATCACTTGGAAATCACCAGCAAACACGTTTGTTCCGTCAATCCGCTTTTCGTCAATCTCAAATACAGCCGCGCGCGCGGTCACAGGCGCAGGCGCGGTGCCCAGCGTGCCGCCCGTGGGGTCAGATGGCCCGCCGCCCGTAGAGATAGGCGTGGGGCGCTGGATTGTGGCTGTCTGGATGGCGTCCGGCTGCTTTGCTGCGATCTTGTTGAATGCCACCGTGACCTTGCTGCGGATTGTCGCCATTTATGCACGCCGCAAGGCGACTTGCCCTGTCCCTGCCGTGACGTATGGGCGCAACAGCCCTTCGATCGCAATCAAGCGGGGCTTGCCCGTGGGCAGCGTTTCTGCGTCGATGGTGATCGGCCCGACCTTGATCATTTCGCTGGTCGTGCTGGTTTCAATCGTTGCAAACGGGTCAAGGCCCGCTTGGATAAGGTACGCCATTTCGAACTGCGCGGCGATGATGTCTTGCGGGATTGTGTCGGGGTCAACAGGCCACCCGTCCACCAAGTCCCGCAGGATGCGGGGCCAAGAGCGCGCCTGAAACTGGTATTGCTTGACGCCAATGAAGGTGCGCTGCTGATCAATGGCCGCAGCCGCGCGCCGCAGGTTGGTTTCGTTTGCTGCGTCTGTTGCCTCAAGCGTCCAGCCGTATAGGGCTGCCTGCGCCGTATATTGCGCAAGCGTGCCATAGCTGTCTGACGTTGTTCCGCCGATTGTGGTGTCAAGCGCCATCAGTTATCCACCTTGATCGTGGCCAAGAAGCCGTTGAGATTTGCACTGACCGCAGTGCTCGCTGTCGAAGATTGCGCCCTGACCCGAATATCGGAGTTTTGGGGCACGATCATATAGGGGCGGAAAGAAATGTCATGTGAGCCTGATGCGTTGCTCAAAGATATATCCGCCCGTGTTCTGAAGACCCCGCCCTTTTGTCGGACCTGCACTTGAAAATCAACGGTCGCTGCCTGCCGCTTGTTCACCGAAGCCCAGCCCTGCGTGATGATCCAATACTGATTGTTTGAAATGGTGGTGGAGCATTTTTGAGATTGCTGCTCAGTCACCAGCGCGACAGTGTGGATTTTATCGGCCGTATCTGGAACGCCCGCCGTCAACGTGTCGTCCTCGTAAACGTAGATGTCCCCCACGAACAGAATACCGTCGTTGTTGTAGAGGCGGGTGCAGCGAGCCAATGGCGTGTCAAGAAGAACCTTGTTTTGCCCATTTAGCGCCTTGGTTTGTGTTACAAACGTAAAGTTGCCGTCCCCGTCGATGGTGTGCCCTTCGATAGCCAAAACCGAAGTATCGCTTGCGCTTGAAGAGGAAATGGTGGTGATGGTGTTTGCGGTTGCATACACCTCGTCGCCGCCCTGAGATTGCACCGTTTCCCAGCCCGTCCCAAGGTCGAAGTTGGACCCGAACTTCAAAAGGCTGCGGGGCTGCACCTCAATCACGTCTCCGAAAGCGCTGTAAATTTCACGCATTGCGTGTTCGGCCCAGAAGTCAGGCACATAAGGGAAGCGCACGGCTGTTCCCGTCGCGTCTTGCTCCGCTGCCAAGAGGGCGTTGCCCATTTGAGAATATGGGCTCAGAACGCCGCCCACTTACTTGCCCGCCTTTTTTGTCGCTGGGGCAGACGCCTTGGCAGGTGCAGGCTTGGCTTTGACGCGCGGGTCATCAGCGTTGACGATTTTCGTCTTGCCGTTCACCGTGATCGTTGCTGTCGAAATCTTCATGGCCTTCTCCTCTTCTGATATTGGGAAAAGGGGCAGTTGCCCGCCCCTTTGAAAATATCAGACTTAGCCCAGCAGAAGCGCGATTGCATCAGGCTTCCAAGCTTTCGCTTGGTAAAGCGTCGTGATGTCGATCATCGCTTTGTTGTAACCCTTGTAAACGCTGATCTGGAAAACCAGACCTGAGTGAGGGTCTTGAACCGTCATCATGTCAACAGCGCTGTCGCCGCCGAGTGGCTTTGCGAGAGGACGCATTGCCAGTTCGACTGCGGAGCGGTGCAGGCCGATGTTTGCGGTATAGCTATCGCCAATCGTCATTTCGACTGTATCGGCAAGCGTGGCACGCAGGCCGGGGCCGCCGATGACTGCCGTACCAGCGGCAGCGGTAAAGCCTGTATTGACGACATACTTGTTCGTGTCACCCGCGAAGGTCACAACGTCACCAGCCAGCAATGTTCCGCCGTCGCCACCATCAAGTGCGATGGATGTTTCACCGATAGGTTCGCCGCCGGCCGCGTCGAGACCTGTGGCTGTGCCCTTGGTGTGAGACTGCACGCCAGCGCTTTCCTTGAGCATAAAGCCCTGAAGATCAAGCAAGGTGCCTTGACGCAGCATGTCGACGCCACCGGCTTCATTGGCCTTCTGCAACTGTGCCAACTGGCGCAGGTTTGTGCCTGCCAGCGAGTTCACAACCAAAGACAACTGCCCGTCATTGACGGGCATTCCGTTGTCCATGATGATTTGGCGCAGTTCCGCGATTTCGCTGAAGTTGGAACCGAAGGGCGTGGTGCCTGCGGTGCCAAATGCGCGAGAAGCGTTCTTGTAGGCTTCGGCAGCAATGGCGGCTTCGATGTTGTTTGTGATGCCGCGCATAGCTTGGGCGATCTGGTCGCCGTAGATGGTTTCGTATCCTGCGCCGTTGTTGACGTGCCTGATGTCCTCGCCTGTCCACGGGATGCGAACGGAAGCGATTGTGTTCAGCGTCATCGTCTTGTTGTCAACGGTCTGGTCGTCGCCTTCGGGAATGGTCATGGAAGGCGTGGCAGATGTGTTGACGGTCGCGGCGCGCGTCACGAATGAACGAACTGTGTCGCCCTGTGCGGCCTCTTGAGAACCGCCGTTGATCGTCACTGCGGGGATAAAGCCGACCACTTCGCGGCCCACAATATCGGCGGCTTTGTAAATATCCGCCGCAAGGTCTGTCAGTACGTTTGCCATCTGGTCAAACTCCTATATTTGCGGTCAGTCTTTGACTTTGCCGCCTGATTTCGAAAATGTGGAACGGTCAACATGAGACATGCTATCCCATTGCGCCCGCGTCACTGTCTCAGATTTTGGCGTCCCGCCGCTTGATCCAGAAGGCTTCCCGCCTCCTGATTTCCCCGCGTCCCGAACAGCATAAGCTTTCGTTTCCGCAAGTTCCTTCGCCAAGTCGGCTAAGGTTGCGCCGTGGTTGGCACCGCTGCCAATCATGGCTTTACCGTCCGGCGTGACCACCTGTGGCGCGCCGTCCTCGTCGTATTGTACACGATTTAGTGCTGTTGACGCAATATCATCTATCGCCTCGGCAATAAACCCAGCTTTGCCCAGTTCAGCCTTGAGTTCGGAAAGGGCGTTGCGCTGCATCATTTTTTGAATGCGTTCATCCCGCGCGCTGATTTCGCCAGAATATTTCTGTTCCATGGCGTCCAGCTTCGCTTGCGCGTCTTCGGCCCCTTTGCCTGTCCCTTTGGCCTTTTCAGTCAGCTCGGCAATGCGGGATTGGATTTCATCAGGCTTGCCAAGCTTGGCATACTGAGAAACGCTGTCCCGCTCTTTGGCAAGCGCGCTTTTCAGACCTGAGACATCTTCAGGCTGCGGAATGGCTGTGAGGTCAAGATGCCCTTCGGAAACGTGGCTTTGCATCCATTCGGGCAGTGCGGCGGTATCGGTGACTTCGATCTTCATGATTGACATCCTGTCAGTTGCGGGCGTCTCGCCCTTGGGTTGGTGATTATTTTGCGCGCTTGCGCAATTCGTCTAGCGTGTATTCGCGGCCCGACTTATCAACGAAACTCTTGACGCTTTCGCCGCCCCTGAAAAGGTCTGCCTTGCCCTTGCCAAGAACCTCATCCTGAAACGCAGCAGGCTGCTTGCGCAACCATGCGTCATAGTCTTGCGACGCGGGCACCTGCCCGTTCATGCTTGCGCGCGTGCCTTCATCAACTTCGTCCATGTCATAGCCAAGTTCCCGCCATGACTTTGTGATCGGCACGGTTGCAGATCGGCAGTTGAAGTGCGCTGGCGGGCGCGGCCCCTTGTCGGGCGGGTAAATTTCCCCGTCACGCGCTTGGCAGATCGCGCTTGTCTTGCCGTCCAGCGTGCTTGTCCACTGCACGCCCTTAATGACGCCCTCATTGGCCTTGTAGACCTCATTGCGCGCGGTATTGGCAGTGTGGGCAAGCGCGGTGCGCGTGACCGCCTCCATGTCCCTGCGAGCACGATTGAAAACGCCGTTCTTGTAGCCCTGAACAGCAGTGCCGCGAAGCGCACGAATGATTTCGGGCGTGGTCTGGCCTTCAAGATAGCCCAGCCGGATTGTATCCCTGACTTTGCGAAATGACGCTTCGGGCAGTTCGCGGTAGACATCTGACAGAAGCTTGCCTTGAAACGGTCGGGCGTTGGCAGCCGCGATCACTTGCGCAGGGGCAGGCGTGACCGTCTTGAATGCAACGGGGATTTCATCCGCGATCGTGCCAGCGATAAATTCGCTTTCGATTTCTGCAAGGCCAGCGATGTCGACGGTCAGCACGCCAAGAGCGTCTTTATGCCCTGTGGCGATGATGGCGCGAATATCCTTGAGCAACTTTTCCTGCCGCGTCCGGCTCATGCCTTCGCTGGCGTCCAGCAGCCGCTCGACAATGCGCGCCTCAGATGCCTTGAGCGTATCCAGCACGCGACGGGCAGCGCCCTTATAAAAGCGCTGAAGGGCCACGTCCCTGCCCGTCAGCTTGTCAGCGATGTCATCATTCGCGCCCATTTATGCGCTGTCCCCAAGATCAGGTTCTTCGAAGTCGATGGCGTCAATCTCGTCCTCTGCGATGATGTCGGGCGAAATGAAGTTGCGGCGGGCCAGTTCATTGATGAATGTTGTCTGCGAAAGATTGCCGGTCGTTACCGCCGTCAGCAGCGCCGTCACGTCATTGGCCTGCATTGGCGTCACGCCGAACTCTTTGTTGACATCAACCGTGATGGATTGCTCGCCAAGGCCACCATAGAACGCGACCCATACCATCGCCTGTTCAAGCGCGTCCTTGAGGCTGTCCGCCATCATTGCAAGCGTGCTAGTCTCTTTGCCTGCGGCCAAAGCGGCCCCTGTTGCGCTTTCATTGACGACGCGCTTTGTGGTAAGCTGAAGGCCCAGTTCTTGCATCTGGTCTTCGAGGTCTTTCAAGAGCGCTTGCGCTGTTGTGACTGCTGCGGTGTCTGTGGCAACCCATTTTGCGTCGGCTTCAGCGTTCCGGCTGGTCATCGCCATTGACGAAGACAGAACCATTTCTGTCTCATCATCAAATCCTGTAAGCAGCATCACGGGAATGAGGCTGTAATGGCTGTTGTTCCGAATGCCTGACTGCAATTGCCAATGGGAAATGTTCACGTCGACCATCCCCTCAAGCGGGGGCTTGCCTGTGAAAAACCCTGTTCGCTTGGCGTAGTATGGAATGACCGTGATTTCGGGGGCTTCGGTCAGGTATTCATCAACCAAAACCCATTCTTCTTTTTTGCCCTTGCGATAGAGGCGAACCTGTACTGAATTCGGCAGCCGGTCCAGAACCCGAACCTGTTCGACCTCGACAGTGCTGAACTCGTCGCTGGGGTCTTGCTCTGTCAGGTTTTCCATGATGCGCAGTTGGGACAAGGCAAGATGGTTGCCGAAAAGGGCTGTTTTCCAGCCCAAGATTTCCTCGACCTGCAAATGCACCAAGTAGGGCCGCAGACCCA